ATGCCTCAGTCTCTGGACGCTCTTGTGCGGCAGTAACCAGTTCAAACTCAGCATCGGTTATTTCGCGCACTGGGGAGAACAACAGTTCCATAGTTTCTGCATTGGCGTCATAGCAGATGTTTGTTACAACTAAGTCAGGAGACATGTCGTTGTTAGTCAGATACTTAACGTAGCTCTCGAAGGGGTGGACATTACCAACACCCTTACCAAACAATGACTTAGCAGGAATGTTGAACTGGTAGACCGTACCGGACTCATCGCCTTCTAAGATAAGTGAAACGCGACGCTGGTATCTACACGCTTTGCCACCGTTATCACCGGAGCCTTTTATATTCATTGCGCAGTCTGCACAGTTCGCATGTTGCGGGTCTGCTGTACCTTGCTCTGGCTTGTCCCCTAGGTTAGACCAGCAGTTAGGTAGCGTGGCTTCTTTGTTGGGGTCAAACTTTTCTTTGTAGTAGAGCCGAGACACGTTGGTCAACATGCCAATTACAATGGCGTTGAACTCTCCGCGAATAGCATCGCCTACTTGATCTCCGTTCACCATCTTCTTAAAGGTGCCGTTAATATTTGCCTGAATTCGACGGTTGTTGCTGGTAGGTTTGCTAGCAGCTAGTTGTGCTCCTAAAGCAGTTTGTCTGCGCTGCGTAGACACCCCGGTTTGCCCAGTAAAAATTGAAACGTTATTACTCATAGCTGTAATTCCTTATTTTTTAGTTGGTTTACGTACAGAGACAGCGTACTTACGGTCGGACTGAAGACCTATAGGTAAGGAGTCTGGGTTTTCTTCAAGGAACTCTTTCATATGTGTGTTATGAATTCGTTTCTCGAGCAAGTGAAATGCTTCATTTTCTTGTATGAACTTATACATCTGCTCCCAGTCACTGGTCCAGTAGGAGGAGTAGACCCTTCTAGTCACTGTCCCATAGGGAGTTCTTACGCTGTCTATGTCTTCCTTAGCACATAGCTCTAACATCTTGTTAGAGATGACACCTTGTTGCTCTTTTAGTTTCTTTATTTCTTCGTCTTTTTCTTGGATGGCAGAGCGTATGTTTATGTACGCGGCAACCATTTTTGCTGCGGTGTTGTCGTCCATATCCCCTTCCTTTTACTTAGTGGACAAGCAGTCTACCACCGCTATGGACAATGTCAAACAGTTTATTCTATCTCTTGACGATAAAGATCAACAATTTTATTGTGGTTTAGCACGTTAGCTTTTAGCATTGTGTAAATCCTATCTTCTACCTCGCTGCCTTTTATATGCACAATAGTCATGCTGTGTTTTTGTCCGGGTCTATTGATGCGGGCGTTGGCTTGCAAGTAAGTCTCAACGCTAGTGACTGGGGAGTACCAAACTATGGTGTCCGCAGCTGTAAGAGTAAGCCCATGTGATGCAGCCTGTGGCTGAATGATGAGCACTCTCGGGTCGGCTTTCTTCTGGAAGTCATCAAAGATACGGGTGCGGCTGTTTAATGTCACCTTGCCAGAGATAATCTCAGAAGATATTTTGTTGGTATCCAGAAAATCTTTGAGTAGGTTTATAGTGTGTGTGAACGGCACAAAGACTAAGACTTTATGGGGTGCTTCATTTATCACCTCAAGAACTACGTTGAGCCTGTTGCTTACATCGAACTGCACAGCTTCTCTAGTATCCGAATAGACCGCACCTCCTGAGATTTGCAACAGCTTGTTGAGATTAGTCGCTGCGTTAACTGATGTAATCTGTTCCCCTGCTGCCTCCATAACCATTTGGCTTTTAAGGAGTTTGTAGTACTTGGCCTGCTGGGCAGTTAGGGGTGCCTCTCTGTCTACAGCAACTACATCGGGCAAATCCAAACACTGATCTTTCTCAAACCGGATTGCAGGTTGCAGGGCGTGGTGTACTATTTTGTCAGCCCCCGGTTTAGGCCGCCAGATGTACTGCCCTACCTTGTACATGACGGTGTCTCGGTAAGGAGCAAAAAACTTTGGTACTCTGTGGGGGCTAACTAACTTAGCAAGTCCGTAGGCATCCACAGGAGACTGCGCTGCGGGGGTTCCCGTGAGCATCCATAACCTCTCTGCTGAAGCAGCCAGAGTCTTAAATGTTTTCCAGCGGCTAGTCTGAGAGTTCTTATAGGCGTTGGCCTCATCTACCACAATCAGGTCAAACCCCCCCGCCATTATGGTGTCTTTAACTACAGCTACCCCATCGAAGTTTATGATGACAAACTCAGAGCCAGCATCAATTATTTTCCTGCGGGCTGCTGAAGCCCCATGTGCAACTGAACAGCTTCGGTGCATGGCAAACTTGAACAGGTCTTGCTGCCAAGCAGACTTCATAATAGATAGAGGGCATATTACTAGCACTCGCTTGACCCGCCCCAACTTCATTAGGTAGTCCGCAGCCCATATAACCGAGGCCGTTTTACCTGTGCCTGCCTCATTGAAACAAAAAGACTTCTTGTGCAGGGTTAAGAAAGAAGACGTTTCCTTCTGATGGTCGAATGGAGTTAGCTTGCCTGTCCACTCGTAGTCTCGTTTGATCGGAGACGGCACGTTTGTGGCACCTGCCTCTGCAAGGGCTTCTGCTTCGTTGAACCCCCACTTAACCGCTACCTTGTACATATCTGCTTCTTGGCCTATAACCTTAGAGTTTTTTATCTTGTCGGTGACTAAGTGTGGCCGTCTTGTTTTTAATACTATGGTCTTGTTGTCTATTACTTCCACTGGTTAACCCTTATCCCTGCTGCTGTATACGTTGTCTTGTTCGCTGTCAAACAAGGGTGTCAATTCGTTAGCTAAACCTACCGCATCCATAGTACCAACTTCTAAAGGCGCACCATCGTCTTCGTCCACAGCGACATGAAAATCAACCATAGACGTTGTGTTGTTAAACTTAGGAGCTTTAACATTGCACTGATAACTATTCCACTGGAACTTACGCTCCCCACGTATATGTTCTCGTACTATACTTTTACCTGCGGGTGTCACACGGGTATGCGTTTCAACAAAATGTATTATCTTTTTTCGATGTCCGTTCAGCGTTGTGACATATTCTCTATCCCTAAAGTAATGTTTTGTGTCTTTGGTATCCACACAAAAGGCCATCCGCAAATCGTTCTTCTTTGCCTGCACCGTCCACATTTGGTCACGCTGGGTCCAAAAGTTAAAACACGCACAAAAAATACCACTATGTAAAAGCTCAGTGTACTTATCAATTCTGTCATCAGGGGGAAATAGGTTAGGGTGCGCCCAACTCTTACGCGCATACCATGTAACACGTTCAGAAGGTCTTCCTTTTATAGCTGGTATTTCTACTTTCTGCTCGTTTACCCAACGTAAAGTTCTTACTTCTCCTTCGTTGCTTACGGCTATAAAATAAAACATCCATACATTCTTACTTTTAATTGTGGTGTTTTTTGCACAAGGGATGCTCATGCCTATTTTATAAACAACATCCTTAGTGGGTTCTACATAGTGCGGTACTTTCTTATATTTAAAAGCGTAGAAAAAGTTAGGTACTGTTAGGTCGCTGTAGTCTGGGAAAAAATTGTTTGTGGCTACAAACATAATACCGGGGAACTTTTCAGGCACGCGCACCTTAGACTTAAGTACATCACTCATACCCAGCCCCACGGGAGGCACAAAAACACCTAACTTTTTAAGCCCTTTAATGTTTACTGTGTTATCCCATGAATGTTTACTTGTTGCTCTGGACAACTCTTTGAAGTTTTGGTCTAAGTTCTCCAAAGTTTGTTTTATTGTTTTGGTTCTACCCTTCTTGTATTTTTTACGGCGCTTTACTGGAGCAGTTTCACTGTCCTTAGTGAAGTAATTAAAAAACTTTTTCAGGTAAAAGTTTACTGTGTCCCGAATACTTTTAGTCATGCTTCGCATACGATATTCCTCGTAGTGGGGGTTTGTCTAGCACTGTGCTTGTTATTTCCTACGTGATTTTACAACACCACCTTTCTTAGCCATCTTCATTGCTCCAGTACTGGTGCGGGAATAAGCCCAGTTATCCTCGGCCTTTTTAACTGACAAGTTCTTGCTGTCATTGTCGCCACCTTGGGACAGAGGCTTCTTGTGGTTGACGTGGTTGCCGTCACCCTTAGATACCTTGCCTTCCCTCTCGTACTGCCTACGTGCTGCATTACGTTTTGCACGGTTCTTCTTCTGTTCTGCTGTACCTTGGTAGTTGTCATACTCTTGTCTGTAGTTTCTAGGCATTATGGTTTCCTGTTGTGTTCGCAGGCAGTTACTGGGCAGTACCCACAGAGGGGGCCACTGATTGCATTCCAAACACCTGACTCTTCAGCCCCTGCAAGCCTATCCAGATCAGGTTTAAATGACTCAAAGTAAGAGTCTGTGAGGTCTGCGGTGTGCTCTTTCTTGATGAATTCTTTACTAACCACAAAGGCCAACGCTGACTTAATTCTCTTCAGCTGTGGGTGGTGGATGAATAGCGCAGCGGCTACGGCATCTAACTGCTTAGTGTCCGCGTAACGTGCATTCTTGCTTGTCTTGTAGTCAATGGAGTGGGCAGTGTCACCGTTTATTATCACTAGGTCAGCTATGCCCCGCCACCAGACGTCCCTCCCAAAGAACGTAGAGGGCTTGTAACCATCGTCTGTCTTAGCCACCCCCAGCTTTATCTCGCAGAGCTTCTCACCTTCAATGCCCTCCAAAGCCCTTAGTATAGGCCCAATGAACTTAAACTTAGGTGGGATGGGTGTACCCTCTTTCATGTACTGCTCAGCTACTTTGTGCACCTCGTTGCCGTAGAACATAGCTGAACTGCCTTTGTCCTTAACGTCCTTAGCCACCTTCAGATGATAGTACTTCTTCGGGCACTGCTCAAATGTTTTTAAACTACTGTAAGACCAAGCTGTCATACTGTTGTTCCTTTCTTGGTGCGGATTATTTTTGGCTTTAAACCCCACCCTTTAGTGAGTGGGTCGTCGTAGGCTGAAGCTCCGCGACTACACTTCGTTACTACCCCTCCCTTGGCTAGGTAAGCTCTGATGTCTTGTGCTACCTTCTCACGGAGTAAATCTTTGTTATCCTGCTCTGACAAGTCTAATTTTGTAGTCATTAATCAACACCCTTATAGAACACACGTTCCTTAATCTTATTTATCATGACATACCTTGTTGTGGTTGCATATTAAGCATGTATCAAAGGCGTCATAAAAAGGCCGCTTGCATACTTTTGATACCTCTTCGTTATCACACTTACACACGGGGGGTATAGCTAAGTCTTCTTCACTCATTGTGCTTTCTCCAGTTTTTCTCTCGTGTTCATGAGGTCATCGCTATGACTATGGTTATTGCGGCGATGCAAGCTAGTGATACTAGTAG